ACAGCAATGGGCGATACTTCACACAAGTTCGTTAAGGGCTTGGAAGCATCATCTGTAACAATCGACTTCCTCAATGACACAGCAACAGCAAATGTATTGGCAACACTACAAGCTGCATGGGGAACCACAGTCACTTGTGTATTCCTACAGGAAAAGGGAACAGCAGTATCTGCTACTAACCCTCTTTACACAGTTTCATTACTAATCAATAACACTACAGACATCAATGGTGCTGTAGGCGATATGGCTACTCAGTCAATCACATTTACTGCTAACTCAACAGTTGCAGTAGCATCAACAGGCACATTCTAAACAAACAATAAAGGGGCAAACTCATGGCAAAACTAAAGATAGTTCGTAATGATGGAAGCGTACTAGAAGGTGAGATCACTCCAGCAGTGGAGTACTCATTTGAGCAGTACGCTAAAAAGGGCTTCCACAAGGCGTTCCGCGATGAAGAAAAGCAGAGCGATGTCTATTGGTTAGCATGGGAAGTAACACGCAGATCAGGTGAATCTGTTAAGCCTTTCGGGATGGATTTCATCGAGACACTTAAAAGTGTTGAGGTGCTTGATTCAGACCCTTTAGCTTAAAGCGCGATCTTCCGTTCACCTATCTAATCGCTAGGCTAAGCATTAGATTGGGAATCGCGCCACAGCAGTTAATAGATCTAGATAAGACCATGCTCGATGCATTAGTGCAAGGGCTTAAAGACGAGGCGAAAGAGGTGAGCGATGCCAGCAAGCGTAAAGGGCGCGGTCGCTCTTAGAAGGTCTCTACGCCAGTTTAGTCCTGATCTTGCTAAGGCTTTACCTAAAGAAGTTGCAGCAGCTCTTAAGCCAATTACAAGAGCGGCTAAAGGCTACTTGCCTGATGATGGTCAAGTTCTTAGTGGATGGCTTACCCGTGAAGGCTCACAGGCACGCTTTCCTAGTTACAATGCTCGAATCGTAAAGCAAGGCATTGGCTACAAGACAACACCATCAAAGCCTAATCGCAGAGGATTTAGATCTCTTGCTCGCGTATTCAATGAGAGTGCTGCTGGAGCAATTTATGAGACTATGGGTCGCAAGACTCCACAAAGCAGATTCGTACAGAATCAGCAGGGGAAGTACAGCTCACAGATGAAGGGCGATCAGAAGATGGAAGGTCGCGCCTTATTCCGTGCATACGATGAGAATAATGGTAAGGCTAGAGAAGCAGTCCTCAAGGCTATTCAAGGCGCAGCCAATAAACTAAACGCAAAGGCAAAGGTCTAAAACATGGCTAGTGTATTTATTGACATTGCTGCGGAGTTCACAGGCAAAAAGGCTTTTAAGCAAGCAGAGACTTCTACCGAAAAACTTACCAAGAATGTTAAGCAATTGGCTAAGACTTTTGGTCTGGCTTTTGGTACTGCTCAAGTCATTGCCTATGGCAAGGCTTCTATCAAAGCGGCAGCAGCCGATCAGAAGGCGCAGCAACAGTTAGCCCTAGCTCTTAAGAATGTCGGGCTTGGTCGAGATGCTGCTGCATCAGAAGAATACATCCAGCGACTACAAACAGAGTTCGGCATTGTCGATGATCTTCTTCGTCCGGCATATCAAGCGCTTGCAGTAGCCACGGGGGATACAGAAGAATCTCAAAGACTTCTTAATCTATCGCTAGACATTAGTGCATCTACTGGCAGAGATTTAAGCGCAGTCACAGCAGCGTTAAGCCGTGCATATCTGGGCAATAACACAGCCCTATCTCGTCTGGGTGTAGGTATTTCGAAGGCAGATCTTAAGGCTAAGTCTTTTGAGGAAATCACCAGTCAGTTACAAAGCACCTTCGCAGGTTCTGCCACAGCAGCAGCAAATACCTTTCAAGGCTCAATCGACAAACTAGCAGTAGCTTCTGCCAATGCCAGCGAAATTATCGGAACTGGCTTAATTGATGCCCTGACTAAACTTGGTGAAGATACAAGCGTTGCAGATCTAGCGGCAAACATGGAAAAGACTGCTCTGTATATTGCAGATGTTATTCGTGGCGTAGGAGTCCTAGCAGGTAAGTTAAAAGATCTACCTATCATTGGCAACATTGATATCGGCATGATTCCAATTGTCGGCAGTTATCTCACACTATTGCGTGAGGCTGGCAAGCAAGCGCCTATCCAAAAGGCATCTGATAACGCTCACCTAAAGTCATTACAAAATCAATTTACTGTCACAAAGAAAACTACTGTACAGAACAAAGCACTTACCAAAGAGACTGCTGCGCAGTTAAAGAATAAGAGATTAGAACAAGCCATTAACAAGGCTAATCTTGCTCTGAACAAGGGTGAAGAAGTCTTTGATCTGGACAAGATCCAGATTGCAGCAGCTCTTACTTCTCAGGCTGAGCAGTTAGGCAAGGCAACATCTAGCGCACAGGTTATGCAGATTGCTAATGATACGGCTCGCCTTAATGTCAAGAAGTCAATCCTTGTCTTAGAGGATGCTATTGCTGCTAAGGACGAGCAAGCAATCATTGCTGCTACCAATAAACTCAATGCAGATCTTAAGGTGCTTGGCGCTTTGTCTGGTCAGAATCTAAAACTTCAAGACATCAAATCTATCCTTGACAGTCTTAAGCCTGTGGATCTAATTAACCTAACTAACTTAGATGCTGCTATCGCTAAGATGATGGAGTTACTAAGACTGCAAGGCACTAAGCCATCTGTAAGCGGTGGCGCAGTAGGTGGCGGTGGCGGTGCTGTGGTGACTCAACCTAGAAGTATTGCAGAGGTAAATGCAGCAGTAGCAGAGCTTGGGCTTAACACACAGATCCAACCTAACCTTCGAGAGTACACACCTAATCAAGGCATGATCTCAGGCATTAGCCCTAATGGTCGAGAGTTTAATTTTACTGTCAATGTGAACACAGGCATCGGAGATCCTAACGCTATTGCAGAAGCAGTAACTCAGGTAATTCAAGAGGCCGTAGATCGTGGCACTCTACGAGGAACAACGGATCTTTTCGCAATATGACATGGCTTCCAGAATGGCGCGTAACAGTAGGTGATGATGTGTATACGACAGTCACCTCTGTCTCGTTCGCATCTGGTCGCTTAGACATCGATAGACAAGCCACAGCAGGTTACTGCCAAGTACAGATCATCAACTCAGACAATGCGCCTTTTACTATCAATGTCACAGAGCCAATCACTTTAGACTTAAAGAACAGCACAGGCACTTATGTCACAGTCTTTGGCGGAGAAGTGTCAGACTTTAACATCGGAGTGAGAAGCCCAGAAGAATCAGGCTATGTAACTACTGGCACAATCTTAGGCATTGGTTCACTTGCTAAACTGACTAAGGCTGTCTATAACACAGCACTTGCAGAAGGCTTAGATGGCGCACAGATTGCAGCCATTTTAGGTTCAGCCCTTAACCTGACATGGGCAGAAGTTACCCCGACAGTCACTTGGGCTACTTATCCGGCAGATGTGACTTGGGCGAATGCTGAGTCTTACATCGGTGAAGTGGACTCAGGCTTCTACACAATGATTGCTCTTGCAGCTAGTGCCTCTGCTAAGTCTCAGACCTTGACAGATCAAATCGCTAATAGCGCACTTGGCCAGATGTACGAGGAAAAGGATGGAGATGTCTCTTATGCCGATGCGGATCATAGATCTAACTATCTCGCAGCAAATGGCTTTACTAACCTTGACGGGTCTTATGCAACACCAAGTTCTATCACCTCAACAACTCAGATTGCTCGCATCCGTAACAGCCTTATCTACCGATACGCCACAGGATACGGATCAACCTACAGTACCTCTGACACAGACTCCATAGCCTCTTACGGCCTCTTTGAGCGTTCCTTTGACTCTAACATCAAGAACCTAGCAGACATCACGGATATCGCCTCTAGAGAGTTAAACCTGCGTAAGAACCCTAGAGGCTCATTAGGTGCAATTACCTTTCGCCTAGACAATCCAGATATGCCATCGGCCATGCTAGATAGCCTTATCGGGGTGTTCTTTGGTCAGCCGGTGCTTGTATCTAACTTGCCTAGCAATTTACTCGATGGACAGTTCGATGGCTTTGTGGAGAATGTAGCCCTTCGAGCTACTCCGAGTTTTACTGAGATCACTCTTTACATTTCAGCAACAGACTTCTCACTCAGCACTACACAATGGGAAACAGTATTGCCTGCCTCACTCATATGGACAGGCGTAAATGGTACACTTACTTGGACAAACGCGACTGGAGCACTCACCTAATGGCATTATCACCGAACTTTGGCTGGTCAGAACCCGATAACAGTAGCCTTGTAAAAAATGGCGCACAGGATATTCGCACACTAGGCGATGCCATCGATGCTTCTATGGCTGGCATGGTGGTCAATGCACAGACTGGCACTACTTACACAGCAGTCAAGGCAGATGGTCTTAACGCTATTGTCACGATGGACAACGCATCGGCTAACACTTTCCGCATTCCAACAGATGCGACTTATAACTTTCCTATCGGTACTACCTTGCTTGTCTATCAGAAGGGTGTAGGCATTACTACTATCAATGCTGTCACTTCTGGCACTACTACTATTGTTAGCGCAGGCGCAGTCCTTGCTGCTCCAGTCCTTGCCCGTTACAAGTCAGCAGCTTGTATCAAGATCGCTGCTAACTCATGGGTTGTCGTAGGTGGCATTGCTTAATGATTTCTTCACTTGTCGGGATCATCGCCTCTAGCGGTGCAGGTGTTGCAGGCGGAGACTATGAGTCAATCGCTACTGTAAATGTAAGTAGTGCAGTTTCTTCTATTACTTTTAGCAGCATCCCATCGACTTACCAGCATCTTCAGGTTAGATTCATTTCTAAGTTATCTGCTGGAGACGATGTAATCATGCGCTTTAATGGTGATACGGCAAACAATTACTGGAATCACATTCTTTATGGCAATGGTTCTAGCGCAATCTCTAGCGTTCCTTTTGGTGGTGCTTATTCGGGTGTTGCTCTTTATTACACAGGATCTACTGCATCTATAGCAGGTGGAGTGGTTGATGTGCTTGACTACACCTCAACCAATAAGAATAAGACTGTCAGGTTTTTAGGCGGTTATGATGACAATGGAAGCGGCAACATTGACTTGGCTTCTGGATCATGGTCAGCTACTCCAGCCGCGATTAACTCTATTGTGATCAAACCAGTATCGGCTAACTTTAGTCAGTACTCATCTTTCGCCCTATACGGAATTAAGGGGTAATCATGCCATCTACCTATACTCCGATTGCTACACAGACTTTAGGTAGCGCAGCATCATCTGTAACCTTTTCCAGCATTTCAGGCTCTTACACAGATTTAGTGCTAGTGATGTCGGTACAAGATAACAGCTCAGGAACTAACTTCTCCAATGTGCAAGTGCAATTCAACAATGACACAGGCACAAATTATTCATGGACTGAACTTTACGGCAATGGATCAAGTGCATTAAGCCAGAGAGCAAGCAACTATGCAGGGTGCTGGGCTGGATACATGAGCAGCGTGTCAGGTGTGTTCTCACCTATCATCTTTAATGTGATGAACTACAGCAACACGACAACCTTTAAGACAACTCTAAGCCGAGCCAATCTTGGAGCACAAAGCCCTAACACTACTACCGTGACTGAAGCTGTGGTCAGCACATGGAGAAGCACATCTGCTATCACAACACTTAAAGTCAATGGTGCTATCTCATTTATTGCTGGATCTACATTTACATTATACGGGGTGAAAAGTGCCTGATACATTTATTAAGATTGCATCCGTAACAGTCGGCTCAGGTGGGGCAAGTAGTATTGACTTTACGTCTATTTCTAACACTTACACAGATTTATGTGTTAAGTACACAGCGCGTTCTACATTTACCACATTTCCATCAGATGCGATTGATGTTCGTTTAACATTTAATGGTTCATCTAGTGGTTACTCTGAGCGCATGCTTTATGGAACAGGAAGCGCGGCAGCATCGGCTGCAACAAGTGGGTCATTTCTAAACTGGGCAGGCACTCAAACAAACACAGCACAAACTGCCAACACTTTTTCGAGCAGTGAGATTTACATTCCAAACTACATTAGTGCCAACAATAAATCTTTAAGCATAGACGGAGTGCAGGAAAACAATGGAACATCAGCCGCATCTCGTCTAGTGGCATCTTTGTGGAGCAACACAGCAGCAATCACATCGATAAGTTTAACTCCCGACTATGGCAATTTTGCACAGTACTCAACTTTTTATCTTTACGGCATATCGAAATCATAAGGAGACAAACATGGCAGACACAAAGATCGTAGTCGATTGCTCTACTGGGGAAGTCTCAGAGATCGAATTGACAGCAGAAGAAGTAGCACAGCGCGCAGCAGATGCTCAGGCTTTTGCAGATGCTAAGGCTAAGGAAGATGCAGACAAGGCAGCAGCCGAAGTCGCTAAGGCAGAACTCTTGGCTCGTCTAGGCATTACAGCAGAAGAAGCGAAGCTCTTACTTGCATGAAAGTAAAGCTCTCTAAGGCTGCGATTCAGTTACGAGAACAGATCGATGACTCGTTCCCAGATCGTGACCGCACATCGGATGGTTGGATCGGTGATACAAGACACGCTGCTCGCAAGTCAGATCATAATCCAGATGAGCAGGGCTGGGTACGCGCCATTGATGTGGACAAAGATCTGCACAAAAGCGGAAAGCCAGACATCATGGGAGATCTTGCTGATCAGCTTCGTACCTTGTCCAAATCAAAAGCAGACAAGCGTATTGCTTACATCATTTACGATGGACGAATCTGCTCCAGCATCCTTAACTGGAAGTGGCGCAAATACACAGGGGCTAACAAACACACTAAGCACTGCCATGTTAGCTTTAAGAAAGAAGCTGACAATGATGGGGCTTTTTTTCAAGTACCTATGCTAGGAGCATCTAATGGATAATCTACTTCTCATCATTGCCGGTGTTGCCGGTGTCGCACTATTGCCAGCACTACGCACAGCGATTAAGTCCTATCGCGCTCGTAAGTCAGCAGCAGACATCATTGTTGATGCGCTAGAAGCAGCTATTGACGAGGTAGACAAGAAGTGAGTCAATCGGATTTCTTCACATTCTATTTAGCCACGCTTGGCGTTATTGGTGGACTAGCAGGGTATGTCATTACTCATCTGCTATCTGAGATCAAGCGGCTTAATCAGCGTGTCGATGAGATCTATAACATACTTCTAGAGCGATAATTTAATCATGGCAAGAAAAGCAACTAAGGCACTTGAGGAACAAGGCTACTCAAAGCTTGATGCTTATTGCATTGGGCTTTATGAATACTTCTGCTCGCTCAAAAGAGCAGGGTTCGCAGAGGACATAGCCATGTTCATGATTACCGAGCCACAAGCTTATCCGCATTGGATCTTGCCTGATCCTGTCGAGCCAGAGAAGTTCGGCAATTATGAAGATGAGGATGACGATTAAGCGAATTGTCGTAGTCTCGGACTTACAAGTCCCATACCATGACAGGGTTGCGACCCGTAACCTTGCTAGCTTCATCTCTAAGTTTAAGCCTGATCAAGTAGTCACCATTGGCGATGAGATCGACCTTCCACAGATAAGCAAGTGGGAAGAAGGGCGCATGGGCTCTTATGCCCAGACCCTAGATGATGACCGCAACGAGGCTGTTGATCTATTGTGGGAGTTAGGCGTAACGGATTGCATAAGATCTAATCATACGGATCGCTTGTATAACATCATCATGGCTAAAGTGCCTGCATTCGGTGCACTGCCAGAACTGCGCTTTGAGAAGTTCATGAAGTTCGATGAACTTGGCATAACCTTCCATAAAAACCCAATGCCTATTGCACCCAACTGGATTGCAGTTCATGGAGATCACACACCAATCAAGCCACAAGGGGGCTTATCAGCCCTAGAAGCGGCTCGTAGGCATGGCAAGAATGTCATCTCAGGACATACTCACAGAGCAGGGCGTTCGGCCTTCTCAGAGGCCTCTGGAGGCCGTATAGGGCGTGTCCTACATGGTGTTGAGGTAGGCAATCTCATGGACTTTAAGCAAGCTGCTTACACTAAGGGCGTTGCTAACTGGCAACAGGCTTTCGCTATTATCTATGTAAACAAGGCGAAGGTTCAGGTGGATCTTATCCACATCGAGAAGGACGGCACATTCATCGTTGCCGGAAAGTCCTACGGCAGACCGCGTTAAATCGTTATCATTTCGTTACCAGAATGTGCTTGATTAGTCGTACAGTTCTGTCACACTAAGTCTGTCACCAAACAAGGGCTTTGGGGCAGATAGGAAATAACATGAGCTTTGAAATGCCAATGATCGTGCTGCTTTTAGCAGCCAATGCTTTATGGTACTTAGTCGGCTGGGCTAAGGGCTTCAATGAAGGCAAGCGCGAGGGTCTAATCGTTGCTAAGTCATTTCAGCGAGTGACAACAGATGCGCGCTAATGAAATCTTACTCACAGCCACAGACACGATCCGCGATCGTGGGCTATCATATGGTCACCCTGCGGATAACTTGCAACACACCGCAATGTTGCTCTCAGCATACTTACAGACACCAATTCATGACTATCAAGTGGCAGGGATCATGGTGCTCGTTAAACTTGCAAGGACTAATCAATCAGCCCAACACATCGATAACTGGGTCGATCTCTGCTCGTATGGCGCACTCGCAGGGCAACTAGCCACAGAGGAAAACGATCTATATGTTTAATTTAGCCGATTACGAGCCAGTAGAGGTGAGACTTGAAAAGTTTATTAAGGACTATCCAGCGTTCCGCATATCAACTGAGCTGGAAGTGGTCGAGGCTACTCGATACATTGTTAAGGCGTATCTATTTAAGAATGCTGAAGATAGCGTTGCATGGTCAACAGGGTACGCGGAGGAAACAGTTACTAGCCGAGGTGTTAATCAGACTTCAGCATTGGAGAATTGCGAGACTTCGGCAATCGGCAGAGCACTTGCAAATGCAGGTTATGCGCCTAAAGGAAAGAGACCAAGCCGCGAAGAAATGACAAAGGTAGTAGCTGCTAAGCCAGTTAAGCCACCTGTTCAAGAAGTAAAGCCAGACGATCAGGATTACTGGACTACGCCTGTAGGTGAGTACAGGGGTGTGGTCGATGCGCCTGTCACGCTTGACAAAGCGATGGAAACAGTCACAGCGATTATGGGAACACCAGAAGCCGTAGAAGCACCAAGTTGCGAGCATGGACATATGCAATGGCGTGAGGGTGAGAAGAATGGCAAGGCATGGGGTGGCTACTTCTGCAATAGCGCAATCTCCACAGCTCATCGATGCCCAACCAAATGGTATAACTTAGGCAGCGATGGCAAGTTCGCACCACAGAAGGCGAGAGTTTAATGGGCAACATCGGTATTAAGATCAATGGTGAGTGGGTTGATCTCATGTCAGCCTTTGTGCCATGTCAGTTATGCAATGAGCCAGTTCAGATCAGAGACTTAGAAGATATTTCATCTGACTCAGTTAATGGCGTTGTTACTTGGCAATGCTCTAAGTGCAAAGCAGTCAATGGCTAGTCAAGCAAGGAAGCACAGAGGGTTCCGCACAGAGCGCGTAGTCGCACAGTACCTATCGACTGTCTGGCAAGGCGCGTGTGTGGGAAGGGGTAGTGGCAAGGATATTGTTAATGTGCCGTTCGATGTTGAAGTCAAAGCCCGCGCTGGATTTCAACCTCTTGCCTACATTAAACAATTAAAAGCTCGGACAGCCATTTCGGGGGAATTAGGCTTCGGAGTTATTAGACTCAACGGACAGGGTGAAGATGCGCGTGAGTATGCCGCCATCATCCGTTTAGAGGATCTATTGCCACTACTCATACTAAAGTACGGTCACCTAGACAAGGAACCCACAGAGGCAGACATAGACCGATGCTCTGGATGTGGGTCATACATGATAAGGAAGTGTTTAACATGCCAGCCTATGACTACAAATGCACACGATGCAATCTTAGTCAAGAGATCTATCACGGATGGCACGACAGACCAATAATTCCATGTACATACTGCAATGAGCCTATGACTAAGATGATTGCAGCTAATCCAATTCACTTTAAGGGCAAGGGTTGGGGTAAAGATTAATGGCTTATGGTTATTCATACACCTGTAGATGCGGTGTGACAGTTAATGCAGCTAGTGATAAAGGCTTAGAAACCATCCTTGAAAGGCATTGGCGTAATAGTCAAATCCATTTAAGATGGGTACAAGAAGGATAAAAGTTATCCACAGAAGTTATCCACAGGGCAAGGAAATGAGGTCTTATGAAAGCGACACGCGATCTGACCAGCACTTATACAAATAAACTTGACAGCCATGGTACGCTAACTCGGCAGAGCCTCTCAAAGGCTCACCGCGAGCCCCTTAGGGGCGTAGCTCGCGGGGTGCTAGTAGCTATTGGGATAGCTCTATGCTTTATGCCTGAAGCAGGTGGATCTAAACCAATGCAATTCGTAAGCTATAAAGAGTTTGCTTATCATCAATTAGGTTATAACTTAAAAGAATATAAATGCTTAGCAATACTCTATGGTAAAGAGAGTGCATGGAATCCTAAAGCTGCTAATGGATCTCATTATGGTATTCCACAGGGTAGAAGCCAATGGCTTAAAGACCAAGATGGTTACACACAGATACAATGGGGCTTAGACTACATAGGCAACAGATATGGTGAGCCATGCATAGCGTTAGATCATTGGAAGGCTAAGGGATGGCACTAGAAGAAGATACTATTAAGTGCAGTAGATGTGAGTCTAATACTCCAGAGTCAGAGCTTGTTAGAGTTCATGCTTGGTTAGTATGTGGTAACTGTTATGATGATATCTAATGGCACTTGATAAGTTAAACAGCAGACGATACAGAGAGCAGCGAGAACGCATCTTCTCTAGAGATGGTCGAGTCTGCCAATTATGTGGCACAGATGAGGGTGAGATGCACATCGACCACATCATTCCACGCAAGGCCGGTGGAGACCATAGCCTTGATAATCTAAGAGTGTTATGCAAGTCATGCAACCTGCGTAAGGGTGCGCTCAATGAGGGGGTTTTTTTAGCACGGACGGCTACCCCCCCTGTCTTTTCAAGCAATATCTCCCCGATGCAGTCCGAAACGATGCTGGATAGTCCTTTTAAGACCCGACCTAATCCGAGTCAATGACAAACAAGCCTAAAAAGAAGCAGAAGCTACGAGGGGCAACCAAGCCGAGGCTTCACAGTCCACTTCTTAAAGGACAAAACAAGCTGCAAGATGTTAAAGACTTGTGCGAGATCGTGAAGATCCCTTTACTGCCGTGGCAAGAGTTCGTGCTCAAAGATATTCTGACTGTGGACAAAAAAGGCCTCTGGATTCGTAAGACTAACCTGATTCTGGTAGCACGACAGAACGGCAAGACTCACTTGGCCAGAATGCTGATCTTGGCGCACCTGATTAAGTGGAATACCAATGTGCTTATCATGTCCTCTAACCGAAGCATGGCACTTGACACCTTCCGGCAAATCACTCACCTATTGGAGACCAATGACCACCTTAAAGGATTCGTTAAACAAATCAGACACGCTAACGGCACGGAGTCTATTGAGATGCTCTCTGGAGCGCGCCTTGATGTCGTTGCAGCTACTAGAGATGGATCTCGTGGACGAAGTGTCAACGGGCTACTTTACATCGATGAGATCCGAGAGATCACAGAAGATGGATTTAGAGCAGCAACTCCAACTACTAGAGCTCACCCAAACAGTCAAACGCTTCTTACCTCTAATGCTGGAGATGCGTTCTCAACTGTTCTCAACGACCTGCGAGAACGAGCAATCGACTACCCTCCAAAATCCTTTGGATTCTACGAGTACTCAGCCCCTCAATACTGCAAGATAAGCGACCGCGATGCATGGGCTTTGGCTAACCCCTCTTTGGGATACACCATCACAGAGGAAGCGATTGAAGAAGCGATTGCTACTTCACCGATTGAAAACACTCGTACTGAAACGCTTTGCCAATGGATTGACTCTCTCAGTAGCCCGTGGCCTCATGGCATTCTTGAGGAAACATCTGACTCAGAATTAGAGATGGCAGTAGGTGCTTACACAGTCTTTGGCTTTGATGTAAGTCCGAGTCGTAGAAATGGCTCACTTGTTGCCGGACAGTTACTGCCAGATGGCCGAATCGGGATCGGTATCCTAGAGACTTATAGCTCTCAGGTTGCCATCGATGAACTGAAGATGGCTGCAAGTATAAAGGCTTGGTGCGACATCTATAAGCCGCGCCTAGTGTGCTTTGACAAGTATGCCACCCAGACTATTGCAGATCGCCTTCACAATTCTGGCGTAGTGGTCGAAGATGTCTCAGGCCAGCAGTTTTACAAAGCCTGTGGAGACTTGCTAGAAGGTTTAGTCAATCACCGAGTAGTCCATAACGGCCAAGCCGAGTTCATCCAGCAGATGAATAACTGTGCAGCTAAAGTCAATGACTCAGCGTGGAGAATCATCAAGCGTAAGAGCGCTGGCGATATTTCAGCCCCGATTGGGATCGCAATGGCTGTAAGTAAGTTAATGATCCCTCAACCAAAGCCTCAGATTTATACTTAGACACACCCATAGCACATTGTACAATCTCTTGACAAATGCTATAGTTTCTGTCTATGGGTCTATTTCGCAAAACTGAAGCAGTCACTAATGATCAGCGTTCATCGCTTTTAGCGCAATACGCCCCTCAAATTATGGGAGAAAATCTTAACTCCCTTTATAACTACATCTTGCCACGCGTTCAACGCAATGAGGCGATGTCAGTCCCTTCCGTAGCTCGATGCCGCAATCTTCTCTCTGGAGTAATCGGAGACTTGCCGCTTAACCTTTACCGCAAATCTACAGGTGAAGAATTAGGCAACCCGATCTGGGTAGATCAGCCAGCAATCAATCAACCGCGTTCAGTAACTATGGCGTGGACAGTCGATTCACTTCTTATGTACGGAGTGGCGTACTGGCAAGTAACAGAATTGTATGCAGAAGATGGCCGTCCATCTCGCTTTAAGTGGATTCCTAATGTCAAGGTTACATTTACTACGGATCTTTATGGCATGGAAATTACACAGTATTACATCGATGCTGTCGCAGTTCCAATGTCAGGACTTGGCTCACTTGTAACATTCCAAGCATTCGATGAAGGTATCTTAGAGCGCGGATCTGAAACAATTAGAGCTGCAATCGATCTTCGTAAGGCAGCAGTATTGTCTGCTTCAACACCTATGCCATCTGGAGTGCTACGCAATAACGGAGCAGATCTAGATCCTAAAGAAGTTGCTGGGCTACTTGCAGCATGGAAGAACGCTCGTAACAATCGCAGCACAGCTTACTTGACTTCTACTCTTGAATATCAGCCAACATCATTCTCACCTAAAGACATGATGTATGACGAAGCACAACAGTTCCTAGCAACAGAGATTGCTCGTCTATGCAACATTCCTGCTTATCTTCTTAGCGCTGAAGCCAATTCATCGATGACATACGCAAATGTTCTAGATGAACGCAAACAATTTTATTCTCTATCTGTCGCTCCATATGTAAATGCGATTCAGGATCGTCTATCAATGGATGATATAACCGCTCGCGGTAACGCAGTTAAGTTTGATGTTGATTCATCATTCCTAAAGACTGAACCAATGGAAAGACTATTAGTAATTGAAAAGATGTTATCTCTTGGCCTAATCACAGTTGAACAGGCTATGGAGATGGAAGATCTAACGCCTAACGGCAGCGAAGGAATCGAATAATGGAAAACCAAGTAATCACCTTCACGGCAGGACTTATTGCCAATGTTGAGGAACGCTTAATCTCAGGCAAGATCGTGCCAGCAGGTACAGGCGAAGTCGGTAACACTTCAGCAGGTAAGGTCGTATTTGAGAAGGGCGCAATTGCACTTCCAGAAGATCCTAAGACTGTGAAGCTTCTAAATCAGCATGATTCACGCCAACCTTTGGGAAAGGCCACGCAGTTCACAGAGCAAGAGGATGGGGTTTACGCTAGCTTCAAAGTAAGTCGCAGCAACAGAGGTTCTGAGGCTTTGATCCTTGCAGAAGAAGGATTGCAATCAGGTCTTTCAGTAGGCGTAGAAGTAATTAAGTCAAAGCAAAAAGGCAATGTGATGTTCGTATCAGCAGCCAAATTGCTAGAGGTTTCATTGGTAACAGAGCCAGCATTTAAGTCTGCTCAGGTTATCGATGTAGCGGCTGAGGAAACTCCAGAGGTCGTAGAAGAAAACGAAACAGAAAGCGAGACAGTCTTGGACACAACGCCAGAGACAGTTGCAGCCCCAGCAGTAGAAGCAGCAGCAGTCGAAGCTGCTCGTCCTACTGTAGTGACAGCAACAACATTCGTGCGCGAGCGCGTAGCACCAATTACATCAGCACAATACTTAGAAGCAAACATCAAGGCCGCTCTTGGTGATGACGAGTCACGCCGCATCGTTCGCGCTGCTGATGATTCAACATCAACAAACACAGGTCTTACACTTGCACCACACCTAAACACATTCATCACAGACACCTTCACAGGCCGTCCAGCATTTGAAGCTTCCACGAGAGCGGCTTTAATTGACTCAGGAATGTCATTCACGGTTCCACGCCTTTATGTAAATGCGAGCACTCCAGATGTTGCTCCAACAGTTGCAGACACAAACGAAGGCTCAGCACCATCTGAGACAGGCATGACATCTGCATACGACACAGTAGATGTGAATAAGTTCTCAGGACTACAGCGCGTTTCATTCGAACTTGTAGATCGTTCATCTCCAGCATTCATGGAACTAATGATGGTCGAACTTCGCAAGGCATACGAGAAGGCAACAGATACAGCACTTCTAAACGCTTTCATCGCATCTGGAACAACAGCAGCGACAACAGCAGCAACAGCAGCAGGACTACAGTCATTCATCTCTGTAGAAGGCGCAGCAGCTTACAAGGGTACAGGCGGAGACTTTGCTAACAAGCTAGTTGCAAGCACAGACCAATGGGCAGCGATCACCGGCTACGCGGATACCACAGGACGAGCGCTGTACTCAGCACAAGGCGCAACATACAACGCAGCAGGCGCAGCAGTTGCTACATCTGTTCGTGGCAATGTTCTTGGTACTGACTTGATCGTAGATCACAACATCGCTGCATCTGGCGTAATCGATAACTCAGCGTTCTTGGTTGCACCATCTTCAGTCTATGTCTGGGAATCACCACAGACACAGCTTCGCGTTAATGTCTTGACATCAGGCGAAATCGAGATCAACCTTTACGGATACTTGGCAATCTACCTTGCTAAGTCAGGTAAGGGTGTTCGTAAGTTCAACCTAACTTAATCAAAACAGGTAACTAAGTACGCTCTAGGGGGTCAGTAGCCCTCTGACTCCCTAGAGTCTTTAGAAAGGAAATCATGGCACTAACTACAGTCGCAGAACTCCGCAGCACTCTCGGAGTCGGTACGCTGTACCCTGATGCCACCTTGCAAGAAGTCTGTGATGCAACAGATGCAGTTCTACTGCCTATGCTCTGGACTAATGTTGTCTATAACATCGCACACAGCAACACAGCCACGACTGGCACTCTTTACTTTGAAGAAAAAGTCGAAAAGGTTTTTTATGTAGGTCAAACTGTTGTCATCGGTGGCAACGGGTCAAAGTTTAATGGATCAAAGACTCTTACTGGAGTAGGCGATTACAACATCACCTTCAACATTACTGGTAACAATAACACTCCAGCAGTAGAGCATCCAGTCCTTCCTTTTGGGACAGTAACAGCAGATACTTATGTAGACTGGTCAGCAGATTTAGCAATACAGCAAGCAGCTCTCATGATATCTGTCGAGATCTGGCAAGCGCGTACAGCCACCCTTTCAGGCAGTAACGCTGTCGATTTCCAGCCAAGCCCTTACCGAATGAGCGCGCAGCTTCTCGCTAAGGTGCGAGGATTGATCGCTCATGCACTAAGCCCTAACTCTATGGTGGGCTGATGCCAGTTGCTATCACCACACTTCGCACCACTTTAGCCACGGCTCTAGTCGATAATTCTAAGTGGCAAACCTTTGCCTTTCCTCCAGCAACAGTTCTTGCTAACTCTGTAATCGTGTCTCCAGATGATCCTTATTTAACACCTAGCAACAATCAGCACATCACTATAAGCCCTATGGCTAACTTTAAGATTGTTATGACTGTCCCATTGTTTGACAATGAGGGAAACCTTAACGGCATTGAGGACACAGTTTGCAGCGTGTTCGCTAAGCTCGCAGCATCATCTTTGACTTATAATGTAAGCGCGATAAGCGCACCAAGTATTCTCAACGCTGCATCAGGTGATCTGCTGAGCTGCGAGATGTCCGTATCAATCCTAACAAGTTGGAGTTAATTATGTCCGAGTGGGAACTAGAAAACGAAGCCTTCCTGAAGAAAATCGGGCAGGTAACACCAGCAACACCAAAGCCAGCAACCAAGAAAGAAGAGGAATAATCTCATGGCTGTATTTCTGAATAACAAAGTCGGTGTGAAGATTAACTCTGTTGATCTTTCAGACCATGTAACAAGCATTACTCTTAACCGCACATTCGATGAGCTAGAAGTTACAGCAATGGGCGATACTTCACACAAGTTCGTTAAGGGCTTGGAAGCATCATCTGTAACAATCGACTTCCTCAATGACACAGCAACAGCAAATGTATTGGCAACACTACAAGCTGCATGGGGAACCA